AAATTAATGTCCAATCTGTTCCATTATAAGAACCCTGAACACCAAAATCAGAAGTAACATTTGCGCCTGCTGTTGTAGTATTAAACCCTATTCTCAACTTTCTGTTAGCAGCTAAAACTCCTGGAATACCAGGACTCACTAAAGCTGCATCAGTATCAGCTGGATCGAGAGTATCTGTTCGATAAGTAGTTAAACCAGCTATATCATCTGCAGTGGGCCATGAACCATACACTGAAGCGTCAGTGATATAATGCGTACCATCAGTAACAGTATTTTCACCTATCATTGATAATTGTGCCATTTATATACCCCCTTACGCGAATTTAAGTACAGCATGGGTTTCTGGTAGACTAATTTCAAGACCTGCCTCAGTTATGATTTGGTCTGTCCGTCCATCAATTCCCGGATTCTGTACGTTAGTTTCAATGAAAGTATCGCGACTTATTCCATTACCAGCAAGAGGTCGATAGGCTACATTAGCCAAATCAACTGCTATACAGTAATCTTCATGTAATCCCCTTAGTAAAGGTTCAGCAACAAAATGCAAATTACCAAAAATGGTATTCACCTTAGTTACTGTATGCCCAAACTGTCCAGGAATGCTGGCAACATCTAAACGATATTGGTCAGCACCAACTGAGTTATTCAGAAAACCACCACCACCTAACTTATTCAGATAAGTAATAACCTTTCTGGAAGCCAAGACAAGCTTATTCCCTGAATTACCACTCTCAGGTGCAAAGAAATCCTCCATTGCATCCAAGAAAGCATCGTATCCAGAAGAAGCATAACTCATATTATACACCTTACCATTAGATGTTGTATAAGGAACCATACCCCAACTTTGTCTTACAGGGATTGAAGTTGTGGATGTCTCATTAGACGCAGAACCATAACCAAACAACATAGCCTGCTCAATATCCATCTTATGTTCCATGAGCTTATCCTGCCATATCCTCTGATACTCGTTCTTAATCCCACGATACTCAGTTGCCATAGATGTACCAGAAAAGACATTCATGCCAGTTTTAAATATCTGACAATACCCTTCCCTGTCATACATCTTATCTTCCCAGCCAGCAGGTGAGTCTGAGCCTTCTTCCCATGAAGAACCTATAACCTGACCTTTAGCTAAAGCTGAGAAAGTTAAAGTCCCAGAAGTTGCAGTATCAAGCGGAACAATTTCATTGCCACCACCTGAAACAGTAATTGTGGTTATACCACTACTACCATCAGTTCCGGAATGAGTAATTGTAGCGCCATCATCAATTCTAAACCGATAGATACTACCAAGACTATCTTCCATTGCAAATACTGCTCCGGGAACTAGGAAATGACAAGCATTGTTTGTTGCATCACTTGCGCTTCCACTTATTTTTCCATACTTATCGTAATCACAAGACAGGACTAAATTGTCGCTATCTGCATCTGCGATAGTAGGACCGGCCTCAAAAGTCCACGTTACTGCTGTGGAAACTTTAAAGTTCCGCCTTTGCCATTGATGCCTTTGTTCCAAAAACTTAAACACAGGGTCATTGGTTGGTTTCTTAGCTACCTTACTAAGATAAACAAAGAATGGAGATTGCTGCGGAGCAAGCTCTGCAACTCTATCGCCAAAATTAAAGACCCTACGTGTGTCGTCTAAGGATACACCAGTGGCTGTATTGTATTGATTTGGACTATATACATTAGCCATTTTCAGTATTTCCTATTCTACGCCCTACCTATCGGTTTTCACACACTCAAAGCGGGCGGCCCTAAAATGGGCTATTAAAATGGATTCTTACCTTTATAATCGGCTACCATAGAATCCATCATACGGTCTTCAGGAGACGTATTACTAGCATCCTGATTTAGACCTGTCACTACTCCCATCGGTTGAGGAATCTGCTGTGCTCTTTGGGTCTGTTGAAAACCAGCACTAGGCTGAGTATTCTGAGTCCCTGGAGCAACAGTTTCCCCTCCCGCTTTATTGAGAGAGTAAACTTTCCATAAGTTCTCCACAGTTAAAGACTCAGGACTGGACATAATCTTCATGAAATCATCAACAGTAGCATCATTAGCATTGAACTTGGTCTTCAACTGCTCGCGAATAGAATCTGCTTGCTGCTGTTCCCTAGCTCTCTGCTGATAAGCTGCTCTTTGATGATTCTGCTCATCGACAAAATTCTGACGTTCGGCTGCCAATAGCTCTCTGTCATATTCTCCTCGAAGGCGATTATATTCATCCATATCATCTCTCCATGACTCATTAGCATCAAGATACCTGGCTGACTCTGAACTTGAGTCTTCATAGGCCTCTGCTCTACTGAATCCATGTGGTTTCTGTGGTCTGGATGGCGGGTCTGGGAATTCAAACTGCTCTTCTGCTTCTGAAGGTTGCCCTTGGCGGGGTGCTTCAGTTCTTTCAATAAGCGTATTAACCTGCTTCTGAAGCATCTCATTAGTCTGCTTCATTTCGCCGAGTTCATTATTACGCTTATCCGCTTCAGACTGCCAATACTGGTATCGTACCTGTTCGTTATCGGGTGTAGTCGAAGTCTGCGCAGAAGGGTCTGCTCTCATTTCAGTGGGTTCACCTTGTCTAGTGTCCACTCCATCATCCGTAGTCGGTTTTAACAACTCATCGGGGTCTTTACTTCCGAATATTACTTCATCAACAATAGGGTCTACCTGCGGAGTGAATCTGCCCTGCTCATCGCGGGGTTGAGATATACTCTCCTGCTGGGTGTCTACTTGATTCGTGTTGTCTTCCATTTTCTTGTTTTTCCTTTCAGGCTGCTCTCCCTAGGACTTAGGAGAGGTTGAACCTTTAGTTGGTTTGGAAGCATCTCGTACTTCCTTTTTAATTTGTCCTAACGCATCATCAAGGCGTTTCTCAAAGACGGTCCCTGCAGCTCTCGCTTTGGTAGAGGTTCCGTCCAAACCTGCCTTAAACTTTTCAAGTTCAGCCCTTTGTTTCGCGTGATATGCCTCACGTTCACGGGTCTGTAAATCTCCCTGCAGTTTCTTAATCTGCTCCTGTTGACCTTGAACTTGCTGTTGGAGTTTGCCAATCTCATCTGTTCTCTGCATGACTCCCTCCATATCATATACCTCTGTTTTCTTTAATACTTCCTGCCTATCAATTATACCCTGTTTATAAGATTCCATATACATCTCAAGTTGAGCATAGCGATTGGTCGGTAATGTTGAACCTGTAACAACAACCACATCATAACTGCCAATACTGATATCGTTTAAAATCCTTGCCTGACCTTTATCATCAATCATTCTCTTGTTAATCATATATTCACTAACTGTATTATTCGGCTTTAATATCCTTACTACTTTATCTTCTTTATAAAGCTGCTGCATAAGGTCTATAACAACAATACCCATCTTCCTAAGCCCAAATTCTATATCAGCAAGCTTACTCTTCATCTTCCTTTGCCCAAATTCATCAAGACTAATAGTAGCTTTATATGTATGCGGAGCTACCTGAGAGTTCCCCATCATCATCTCATAAAGGCCCAGTGCATGGTCAATATCTGATGCTGCGTTCTTTTCATTAGTATAGAGTTCATTAGGAAGAGGAGCAGGTTGAGCTACGATAGGTTGTCCCATATCAAAATCAACTTCTATTCCAACTCCTGGCTGAGCCCATTTCTCTTCAAAGTCTTTCATGTCCACAGAACCAGAGGGAACAAGCACTTTAAGATTGGTAGATGTAGTAGCATGTGCAATTATTAAAGAACGGGTTTTGTTTATATATTCCTGTAATCCCTTTACCATCCTTACGTCACTTATCGGATATGGAGTTCTTGTATGCATATTCATAAAAAAGATTACTGGATAATGCTGAGTGGGAAGAGTTCTTTCATAAAGGTATTTATCTCCCATTACAACACACATCTTTACTCTCTTGACTGTAACGACAACATCGTTAATTACGCCTTTCTGAATCAAGTCTTGATGGGTTGTCTCTTCTGCCTGTGGAGGCTCAGGGATTGGCTGTCCTGTCATCTTAGCCTGAGTAGCTATCTGACTATACTGTTGATTCAACTGGTCCATAACCTGTTTTGCAAGCTGAGGATTTGTAACAACCTGTCCATTTACAATCCATGCAGGTTTCTTAATATAGACTGCATATGCATTCTCATCAATCATTTCTTCTCTGCCATTCCACGTTTCGTGAATACGATGCATCTCCATATGAACCTTAGTGTATCTCTCATATCCTCTTATATATTCATCATCCTTACCAAAGGTAGTCCTTGT